ATGATGAGCTCCTCAAACTTGAGGGCCAGATTGAGGCTCTTAGAAAGCAGATCAATGAGCGAGGGTGAGCTTGACATTCAAGAGAGCTACCTCAACAGGGTAGACCTGACAGCTGATGAGCCCACCTCAGCCGTTGACCACCCCTCACACTATCACGCCCAGAGTGGTGTGGAAGTGATTGACGCTGTGGAGGCGTGGGGCCTTGGGTTCTGTCTAGGTAATGTTATCAAGTATGTGGCCCGCGCAGGTCATAAGGGTGACGCTCGTGAGGACCTACAGAAGGCGCTCTGGTATCTGACTAGGGAACTCAGCCGATATAAAGATTAATAGGGAGTGAGTTCCGCTTTAACGTGATGGAGAGATTATGCTTATCAATGCAGATTGTTTTGAAGCCCTTAAAGACCTCGCTGACAACAGTATTGAGGCGGTTGTTACTGACCCACCTTATGGACTAGGCGCTTGCACACCTGCTCAGGTCGCTGAGTGTTTGCAAGCTTGGAGCTCAGGCAAGACATGGAAGCCCAAAGGCTCAGGCTTTATGGGGAAGGCTTGGGACGCTTGGGTACCACCTCCTGAGCTGTGGCGTGAGGTGCTCAGGGTGCTCAAGCCAGGGGGTCACGCTCTTGTGTTTGCAGGGTCACGCACTCAGGACTTGATGGGTATGAGCTTGAGGCTTGCAGGCTTTGAGATGAGGGACGTGATTCAATGGCTTTATGGGTCGGGCTTCCCTAAGTCTCATGATGTGAGTAAAGCATTGGATAAAATGGGGGGGCGTCAATACGAGGCTGTCCCAGCTTCTGGGGTTGGTTTTATGAATTCTGAGGGTGAAGGATGGAATTTATGTCACAATCAACTAATTCCAGTGTCAGAACAGACAGAGGAGGCCAAACAATGGGAAGGATGGGGAACAGCCCTCAAGCCCGCCTATGAGCCCGCGCTTTTAGTGCGTAAGCCTCTAAGCGGTACTGTGGCACAAAATACGCTTGATTATGGGTGTGGTGGGTTGAACATTGATGGGTGTAGGATTGAGACTAGTGACGAATTAGGTCGGGCCTCGGGCGGATGCTTAAAGGGGGGTCTTGTTGGTGGACAGTCTCCGAGGTGGAATAGTATCGGCACGACCAAAGAAGGTGGCAGATGGCCCGCAAATGTCATCCTAGACGAGCAAGCTTCAGAGCAACTAGAACAGCAAGCGGGATCATCACGCTTCTTCTATACAGCCAAGCCAAGCGCAAGTGAGCGCCACGCAGGGATAAGAGCAGAGGGTGAGCGCGCCAACGTACACCCCACAGTCAAGCCCATCGACCTCATGAGATACCTGATCAGGCTCGTCACCCCACCTCATGGGACTGTGCTTGACCCATTTATGGGCTCAGGCTCTACAGGGTGCGCGGCGGCGCTTGAGGGTGTGAGCTTCATAGGGATAGAGCGTGAGCCTGAATACTTCGCTATAGCTCAACAGCGTGTAGCTTATTGGGGCGGTGATGTTGAGGCGCTTGAGTACCCACCAGAGTCAAAGCCTGAGCAATCTGACACGCTCCCTTTGTTTGATTGGCTTGATGGTTGAAATATATTTACTGTCTCAGGTGTTTCACTTGGGTAGAGGCTGACAAGCCCCACCTCTACATGAGGCGCTACAAGGCCACATGCACAGATGAGGGTGAGCTTGACTTGAGCGTCTTTAAAGCTCAGGGTGCATGGCCACAGACAAGGCTTGACAACTCAGCGCTTTATGCTGACACTGAAGCTGACGTGATGGAGAAGCTTGACGATTGATGGAGGATAGAACCGCCTGACATCTCAGAGGCTTCATGAGAAAGCTAGACTACCAAGCTGACCAAGAGGAAGCGCCTCGCCATATGCGAGCGCTTCACCCTCGTTTCTCTGTGAGAGGTATCACAGGGACTCAGCTTAGCGGTGGAATGATCTCAGGCTATGAGCGCAACGCCTCACTCACAGGGCTCAATTGGGTGAGGGAGGCTGAGGACATGCTGAGGACTGACCCTGTGGTCAGGCGCTCATGGCATATGCTACGCCAAACCCTCCTCAGTGCAACCTGGCGCTTTGAGTCTGCTATGGAGGGCGATGCTGTCTGTGATGAGCTCGCCCGCTTTGGTAATGAGGCGTTTGGGCTTGATGGCTACGCTGGTCAAATGAGCCAAAGCTTTGAGGAACAGCTCAGCTATCTCCTTGAGTTTGTCCCCCTTGGTTATCGCTACGCTGAGGAGGTCTACAAGGTTGGACCTGACTATGAGGGCAAGGTTAAAGTCTGGCTTGACCTCTACGCTGACCGTGAGCCAAGCGCTCACTTGAGGTGGCTCAGCCGTGACAACCAACAGCTTGATGGAGTGCTTCAGCATGTGGTGGGCGTGGGGAAGGTTCCTGAGCCTATCCCAGCCAACAAGCTCCTTCTCCTCACCCTCAATCGCACAGGCTCTAACTTTGAGGGCTCTGGTATGTTGCGCCCTGTGTGGTGGTGGTGGCGTACCAAACAGAAGGTGTCAAACCTCATGTGTGTTGGTGTTGACCGCTGGGCGGTCCCCACACCAAGGGTCAAGGTGGACAGGTCAGTGGCGGAACTCCAAGGTCTGACTGACTCAGACATCAACGCCATGATTGATGAGGCTGAGGCTCAGGCTCAGGCGTTCCTTGCAGCTGAGCAAAGCTATCTCATTGATAACCCTGTAGTGAGCTTTGACCAATACGCCGCTACGCCTAACCTCTACGCTCAAGGACCACTTGATATTATCCGAGAGTGTGACAATCAAATCAGCCAAGCCTTCCTGGCTCAGTTCGCCAACCTAGGCATAACTGACACAGGAGCGCGCTCAGTGGGTGAGGTACATCTAAGTGTATTCAGGCGAGCTGCTATCAATCTCTGTGATGTTGTGGCCTCTGCTATTAGCGGCGTGGATCGTCGTGGTGGTGGAACCATAGGAAGGTTGATTAGATGGAACTATGGACCTGTAGACCCCTCCAAGCTTCCAAGGTTAGTCCACACAGGACTAGACACAGACGACTTGGCAGAGTCTTTGGCCATGCTTCCTCAGCTAGTCACCTCAGGGCTACTCACTCCAGACAACGAGCTCGAGCGCGCCATAAGGGAGCGTCTAGGGGCTGGCGACCTACCAGAGGAAGCACAGCGATCTGCGCTAGAGAGAACCGTAAGCGCCGCTAGTTCAGGCGGTGGCGTGGCCGCGCTCGCTGAGGCCGCCATCAGGAGGCGTAAGCATGGCTAGGACCAAAGCCCAAACGCCAGCGCCTCCCTCAGATAGGGTCAAGGGCTCTAAGACCAACCCTAAGGGCTCAGCCTCAGGCAAGCGTGGCGGGATTGAGATCAGTGAGAGCGTGGCGCGCGCGCTTCAGGGCATGGTGGACAAGCACAATGACCGCTATAAAGCCAAGTCCAAGAAGGTTGATCTAGGCTCACTCAAAGCTGTGTTCAGGCGTGGCGCGGGTGCTTTTAGTGTTAGCCATCGCCCAGGGATGACTAGGAATCAATGGGCATACGGCAGGGTCAAAGCCTTCCTCAAGCTAGTGGGTACAGGTCAGCGTAAGGAAGCTTACACAGGTGACCTTGATCTACTCCCTAGTGGCCACCCTCAAAAGACTGAGGCTAAGGCTGAGCTCATGGCTCCTCAGAAATATAGTCACATTGACTTCAAGCCACCTGAGGGAGCCAAGAAGGCAGCTGAGCGCGCGCTTAGAAGGCGAGCACAGAAGCCACAGAGTCAGAGGGGGATGACCCCTGTAGGTATCGCCCGCGCTCGTGACCTTATAGCTGGTAAGAACCTCAGCCCTGAAACAGTCAGGCGCATGTTGGCTTACTTCACCCGCCATGAGATCGACAAGGAAGGCTCTACTTGGGAGAGCTATGGCAAGGGGCGCCAAGCGTGGGACGGATGGGGTGGAGACGCTGGCTATTCATGGGCGCGAAAGGTGGTGAACCAAATGAACGCCGCAGACAAGAAAGCAACCTTGAGGGCTTATGGCGAGGCTGTACAGCTCAGCGCTGTTCCCTCTTATGATGTCCCTGAGGGTCTGACCATTGGTAAGCCCTTTAAGACCTTGGCGCTTGGTCAAGTGAGCTCACGGATGAGTGGTGAGGCCATTGGCGCTCCAATCTCTAAGGAGCTCCTCGAGGAGATGGTCAGGGTCTATCGTGAGCGCCGTGACGCTGACCCTGTCATCATTGATTGGCAACATGCCACCTCACCCTTCCAAGGTGGGACGCCCGCGCCACCTGAGAGCGGGAACGCCCTTGGGATGATCGTTGAGCTTGAGCTTAGGCAAGATGGGCTATATGCCATCCCCGCTTATAACGAGCGTGGTCTTAAGGTCGTTCAAGACGCAGGTGGGGTTCTGTGGAGCTCCCCTGAATATCTACATGGTGAAATCTTCACTCGTGATGGTGGTGAGAAGGTGGGCGATGCTCAGCTCCTCGCTGTCACCCTAACCCCACGCCCTGCTCAGTCTCATTCCAAGATTGATCGGGTCACTTTAAGCGAACAGGAGCAACTAATGGACTTTGAAAACATGTCCGTAGATGAGCTCAAGGCCGCGCTCGCCGCTAAGGACGCGATGGTCAAAGAGCTAGAGCAGAAAATGAAAGACCTCACAGAGGAGGCTGAGGCTTCCCTGGCTGGCGAGTATGAGTCTGAGGAGATGGCTGAGAAGCCCTCTGAGGATGACAAGCCTGAGGAGATGGCTGAGAAGCCTGAGGACGAGAAGGCCAAGAAGATGAGCGAGCCAGCCACGCTCTCTGAGAAGGCGGAGCCTAACCTCCTCGCTGAGGTCATGGCGCTACGCGCTCAGAACACCAAACTCAGCGAGCGCCTAGAGGTCATCGAGGCTGAGAAGCGTGACGTTGAGCGCCGTGAGGCTGTGAGCGCCCTTCTCCGTGAGGGCAAGGTCAGCCCAGCTGAGGAAGGCGCAGCTCAGCGCGCGTGGGACGTCCGTGACACCATGCCTGAGTTTTGGACCATGTTCAGCGAGCGCCCAGCTTCAAGCGCGGTCCCTCTTAATGAGATTGGCCATGGCGCTTCAGGTGAGGAGCTCAACAAGGCCACCCTCGCTGAGAAGGTCAAGGCGCTCGCTACTGAGAAGGGGCTCAACTTCTCAGAGGCTCTCAACTTGTTCCGTGAGCAAAACCCCGATCAATACAACTCTGTGTTCAGCTAAGGAGTTATCACTATGAACCAGATCATTAAGTCCTTTATCTGTGCCTCAGCTGTCACAGAGTTCGCGCTTGTCGCGATTGACAGCGCTGGCAAGGTCGCAATCGCAACCGACCCAACCGCCAACACTATCATTGGCGTGGCTCAGCGTGGCGCTGAGGCAGGTGACCCTGTTGACGTTGTCATCTTTGGTGAGACTCGCGTTATCGCCAATGGCAGCCTCACCCTCACCTCAAACACTGTGCTCGCTGTCGCTGCTGATGGTGAGGTTCAGGCCGCCGCGTCGACCCACTATCCTGTGGGCTTCACGCTCCCCAACATCAACCAGACCAGCGCCTCAGCTAATGAGCAGATT